TTCTCGCTGGCGGGCCACGGCTGGTTCATCGCCGCCTGCATCGTGGTGCTGGGCGTGATGGCCTTCCCATCGGCGCGGGAGTGCTACAAGAACCTCACCGCGTAACGCTGGAAGCCGCTGGCCGGGGGCTTGTCGGATGGTCTGCCCGGTCTGCAAGGAGGTCCTTCACGGCCTCCTTTTTTGGTGCCTGCAAAAATTTCTGCAAAATTTTGATAAAATTATTTGGTTATTCAAAATTATTTTGTAACTTTGCATCAACAAACAAACAAACAAAGACAACCCCTTTAAACCTTTACGATTATGGCAACAATCCTTTGCACCGACACCAGCAAGAGTGTGACCCTTATGTTTGATGCAGACGGCTTCGGCGGCATCCTCGCCGTAGCCAACCAGGACCGGGAATACTGGTTCACCATCGGCTGGTTCAAGACCGAAGCCGGAGCCATCCGCTCTGCGAAAAGACAACTCGCCCGCCTGGGCTACACCCTTAACGCCTAAACCCTACCGCAGTATGAGAACCTACGAAATTGATATGAAAGCCCCGGTGGCAGTTATGAAGCACGGCATCCTGGACCGTTATCCCGCCGCCAATGTCTACAAGGTGAAGCGCTACGCCTCCTTCGTTATCCACTTTATCGGGCAGCCCTCGCCCGTCTATTGCGGCACGCCGGAGCAGGTGGAGACCTATGCGAAGGTCCAGGGCCTTTGCCTCCTGCCGAAGAACGCCCGCGGGCGCAAGTACCTCCATTATCTCGTAAACGCATAACCCTTTAAATCTTTACGATTATGACAACCCTTAAAAGCGCAACAATGTACCGCGGAGCAGTTCTCCCGGTAATGGTGGAATGTGAAATCACAAAAGGAATAGGTATCCACCTGGTAGGCATCCCGGATGCCGCCGTTCAAGAAATCCTGCTGAATATCTGCACCGCCATCCAGCACCTTGGATATCGGTTCCCTGGCCGCAAGGTAGTTATCAATATCGCCGGAGCGGGCCAGCAGAAGCCGAAGGATATTTACCACTCGCTGGACCTGGCCGTTGCCCTGGCAATACTGATTGAAGACGGGCAGGTAGAAGTCAAGAAGGAGGCCCTGGAGAACTACCGCTTCTTTGCAGGGGTGAACCTGGAAGGGAAACTCCGTGCACCTTATACCGGGCTTTCCAACGATAATGATACCGCCATTATAGTAGATTGGTATTTTCGCAATAGCGGATGGATTATGGGCTACCCGGCGGATGATACTTGCTCCTGGGATTCTGCCACCGACCTGGAGGATGCCATTAACCAACTTAAAGCCTATTAACTATGAAAGAGGATAAGACCACCCGCGGAGGCTCCCGGCCCGGTGCCGGGAGGCCGCCCAGGGAGCCGGGCAAGAAGCGCCGCCCGATCTGCTTCTCCGTTTCGGAGGACACATTCTATTACGCGGCCAGGCTCCGCGCCCTGGGACATAATCCCGGTGACATCGTGGAGCGCGAACTCCGGGACGCATACAATATGGCCGTAGAGGGCAGTTTGTAAAATCCGCAAATAATGACTACCTTTGCCCTTGTAATCGTATCGGGTTCTCCCGTTAAGGTTAAAAGGGTTGGCTCCTGGGGTGGTTCCCTGGGAGCCTTTTTTTGCAGTTTTTGTCCTGCATTTGTCCGAAAAATCCAGCCGTCAAAAACAAAAAACCTGCAACCGCCTCACCTGGAAGCAGTTGCAGGGCTCCTCGCGGATGCAAGAACTATTTCTTGCGGGTATAATCGGGACCCCGCGCCCGTGCACCTGGAAGACCATTTTCGTGGCCTTACGAAAATGATAGGCCGCACCCAGCATCACTCACTGACTTCCTGTGCCCCCGGATTTTGTCCGATATTTGTCCAGTCAAACAAGGCCAGGACCTTCTCGTTCGCCTGGGCGGTCAAGTCCCAGTTTTTCTCCGCATAGATGTCCGTCATCTTATAATCCCCGACATGAGCCAGGGCATCGTCCACGGTTGCCTTCTCGATGCCGATCCGCCGGGCAGTCGTTCCCCAGGTCTTCCGGGCTGCGTAGAAGCGGAAGGACGGAACTCCCAGCCGCTGGGCGATACGGTCCAGCCACTTGTTTATGTTGCGCGTGGCCGTATCAGCCGAGCCGTAGCGGTGCAACTCCGGGAGCCACCACGGTGAATCCGTCCCGTCCTGCAGCATCGCCACAAAGGTATCTATTTTTCGATTTAGGCGCACTTCCACATAAACCCCGGTCTTTCTTCGGTTGTACTTCCACGAACCCGAAACGGGGCCTTTCTGGGCGTAAAGGTCTGCGAGGTTCGCACCCATCGTGCAGAACGAAAGAAGGAAGACCGCGAGGGTAATCCGTTCCCACTCGTTCCGTGGTTGGTAGTCGATAAGGGCCTGCATCGTTTCCGGCGGGAGCGGTTTCTGCTCCTTCCCCTGCCGCTGGATTTTCGGAAGATTGGTGAACGGCTGGCGGGGTATGCGTATAAGGCCAGCGTCTTCATCGTTATACTCCGTCCGTGCCTCGCGGTAGATATAGGCCAGCTTCGCCAGGTGGCGGGCGGCCTTCACCTCGCCCACGGACGCCGCGAAGTCCAGGAGCATCCGCCGGGTGATGGCGTTAATATCCAGGACGGGAGAGCCGTTGAATTTCTCCAGTGCATTGAGGGCCGTTTCGTAGTAGATCCGGGTGTGGGTTTTCTTCCCGGAGACCAGGGCGCGACCGTAGGCGATGAAGTCCAGCCGGAAGTCCTGGGCGGAGAGGCGGGAGCGGATATGCGTCACCACCTCGTCCACGGTCCAGGCCTCCAGGGTGAACGGGGATAGATCGGCGGTCGTTTCCCGCATCCGTGCGATGAGTTCCCCGGCCCGCTGGAGGACGGTTGCGTTCTTTATCTTGCCGCTCCGGGTGAGGTCGGCATCGGTGCAGGTGAGCGTAGTCGGCAGGCGGCGCGATACGCCCCGGAAGGTGACGCGTATCTTCACGGGCCAGGTCCCGTCCTTCCTCCGCCCTCCTGGAATAATGATAGGCTTGTAGGTTATCATGATGGCGGGAGACGGGATTCAGTAAAGCCGAAAATCAGGTCTATAAGGTCCAGCATCTTCTCCGGGTCCCCCTCGATGCTGTCCGCCCGGTTTACATTTTCGGGGGTATTTATATTTGATAGTGGAGTATCCGATTCTTTTGGTTCTCTCATGATGGTAAAGGTTATGTGTTTTTCAGTGGCCGGGACGCAGTGATGCATCCCGGTTTCTTTATTTCTCAATTCGGAAGTTTTTTGGGGCTGGTTGCGTGAAGGAGAAGGAGGATGCCCCCGGCTGGAGGCGTTCCACCAGGGCGGTCAGTCGGTCGATGGATTTCGCCATGCTGGTGTAGAGGTCCATCGTGGCGGCGGGGATTACGATGTCGGGGCGGTTGTCCTCCGGGGTCGGCTGGGCTGGCTGGTCCTCGCCTTTCCTCAAGACCTGCCGCTCCCAGGAACGAAGCCGCCGCAGGATGCCATCTGTGAGGTACTGTTCTTTGCCGTGAATGGCGTTGCTGATGGTGCTTTGGTTCATGCCTACCAACTCCGCAAACTCGCTTTGCTTATGGCATAACCCACGGGAACGGGCCTCGTTATATAGGCGCAATACATAGTCTTTTTTGCTTTCTTCCATGATTGTAAAGGTTAAAGGGTTCTACATAAAAAGATGGTGCACACAAAAATTTCTAATTTTTTGAATAAAAATTTTGTCGTTACAAAAATTATATTTATATTTGCATCAACAAACAAACAAAGATAATTTAAAATATGATGGTTACCAAAATTTCTATGCGTGCAACACTGACGAAGATGAAGCCCGGAGAGGTGCTGACAATCCCGATGAGGATGCGAGGCTACAACTCCGTGCGTAACTGCGCCAGCCTGCTCGGCTCGGAACTGGGCCGAAAGTATTCCGTTAATGTGGACCGCTCTGCGGATTCAACCAAAGTAACCCGTATCTCGTAGCATGGACAACCTGGAGCGCATAGTGGAATCAGCCGCCGCGATGGGAGCCGCGAAGGTGCTGGAGACCCTCGGCATCACCGCCGGGGAGATAAGCCAGCGGCAGGCGCGGAAGACCTACGGCAAATGGTTCGCCGATGCGGAGAGGGCCGGACGCATCCAGCCCGCCCGCGTGGACCAGGGCCGGAACGGAACCAGGCACTACCGCATTGTCGCTATCCAGGAACTCCGCACCGCCGACCTGGTACGGGCCGAATTACAACTCAATCACAAAACCTTTTAACACCTTACGATTATGAAAAAGACCTTATCAATCATCTGCGGGCTGGGATGTCTCACCAGCATCGTGCTCGCCGGAGGCCAGGCCGAAGACGGTTCCTGCGACCTTCCCTGGACGCTCGGCTTCCTTGCCCTCGCCGCCCTCTGCGGATGGGCTTACGGCAAACTCACGGGACGGGAGGCCCGCCGGAATGGTTAGACGCTTTGAACCGCCCGTCCGCTCGGATTACGACACCGAAGAAGAATACCAGGAAGAACTCTATTACTACGATATGGAGTGCCAGCGGATGGAAGACTATGCAGTAGAAGAAACCCTTTAACACATAACGATTATGCCTACAAAGAAAGAAACCCCCACGACCAAAGCCGCGACCCCAGCGAAGAAGGAAGCCGCGACCACCAAAGCCGCGACCCCTGCGAAGCCCGCATCGGTGTTCGCCGTTCTCTCCGCCATCGACTGCGGGGAACACATTGAGAAGAAGGAAGCCGGGAAGGACCGCAACGGAAAGCCCGTGCAACTGTCTTATCTTTCCTGGGCCTGGGCCTGGCACATTTGCAAGGAGCACTACCCGAATGCCAAGTACACCATCTATGAGAACGAGAACGGCCGCCCTTACTTTGACGATGGGCGCACCTGCTGGGTAAAGACGGGCGTTACCATCGAGGGCCAGGAGCATATCGAATACCTCCCCGTGATGGACTACCGCAACCTTTCCATCCCCGTGGATCGGGTGACCTCGATGGATATGAACAAGGCCATCCAGCGGAGCCTCACGAAGGCACTTGCCCGCCACGGGCTGGGCCTTTACATCTACGCCGGGGAGGACCTGCCGTGGACGGAGGAAGAAGCAAAGGCCAGGGATGAAGCCGCAGAGAAGGCCGGATATAACAAACCCGCGGAGAAACCCGCCGCGAAGGTATCTAAAACCACCGCAAACCCCACGAAGAAGCCCGCCCCGGCCAGAGGCTCGGATGAATGGAACAAATGGGTTAAGGCCGTTGTAACGGGCTGGAAATCGAAGGGCGGGAAGACTGCAGTCCAGGCCTTCGCAGCGACCTACGCCACCGACACCCCGGACGAAATGCAGGACCTTATCGGATGCCTTGAGGAAGACGCTTTCAATTACCGCCTCGATAACTCGGAGGAAAACACTCAAACCGTAAACGCATAGCCCTATGAAAATAAAAATCAAAATCAAGAATCGCTGGACAGGTGCTATCCTGTTTGAGTATGAGAAAGAAAGTAACACTATTAAAGATACTCTTATTGAAGCCGTAAAGCGCGATGCTGACCTTGGCGATGCTGACCTTCGCGATGCTGACCTTGGCGATGCTGACCTTCGCGGTGCTGACCTTCGCGGTGCTAACCTTCGCGGTGCTTACCTTCGCGATGCTGACCTTCGCGGTGCTAACCTTCGCGGTGCTGACCTTGGCGGTGCTTACCTTCGCGGTGCTGACCTTCGCGGTGCTGACGAAATTCCATATATTCCTCTTGCGTGTCCTTCGGATGGTCCCTTCATCGGTTGGAAGAAAGTACACAACCATCTTATTAAACTCCTGATTCCGGATGGTGCAAGGCGGAGTTCTGCAACCTCGCAAAAATGCCGCTGCGATAAAGCCCTGGTGATGGAGATTACCGACCTGGACGGGACTAATCCTATCCGAGAAATTGAGAATATATCACGCGAACCGCACACCCTTTATAGGGTTGATGAAATGGTTTACCCGGATTCCTTCGATGATGACCGATGGAATGAATGTTCCCACGGCATCCATTTCTTTATCAATAAGCAAGATGCAATTAATTATTAGCCACATGGAAACACACCTTTTCCGATTCAACGACACCCCGGTAGAGGTACGGATGACGATGCAGGATGCAATCCTTCACGCCCGTAGCAAATGCCTTAATAACAAGAAGGAAGTGCGGCTTTATGCCAAGACCAACCGTGGGCGCTGGACCCTCCTGGGAACCTATGTTCCCTTCCTGCACAACGGCATCACCTTCTACAAGGAAGTCCAGCCCGTCACCGTACTTGCCACCCCTATGATTTAACACTTAACCCTTACAATTATGACAAACAAAGAAATCACCAACGCAGTTGCGGAACTCTACCGCACCACCAGCACCCTCGAAGAACTCTATATTGAGAACGGGGGAGAAATCACCGAAGAAACCGCCGAGAAGGAGGAACAGCTGGAGGCCATCAAGGCCCTGCTGAATGGCGAAGGGATTGATTCCCTGGGCCGCTGGATGAAAGCAAAGGAGGACGAGCGGGATGCACTCAAGGCAGAGAAAGCCGCCATCGACCGCCGTATCAAGGCCGTTAACAACACCCTGGACTATATCAAGTTCCAGGTGGGCCAGGTCCTTCGGGCTACCGGGTGCGAGAAGGCGAAGGGCCTTTCCTACGGATTCTCCGTAGCGACCAGCACCAAGAACGCCGTGGATCAGGAGGCCCTGGATGCCGCCTACCTTGAGCGAGCGGAAACGGCCCTCCGCCGTGCCCTTATCCCGGAGTGGGTGCATATCGCCTTGAAGGCCACCACCACGGAACTGAACGCCGCTGGCGGTGATGCCCTGGGATTCATTGAAACCACCACCACGGAAACCTGCCGCTTCACCAAGCCCAGGGCCGTGAAGGAGAAGGATGCCGAGGAATAGGTTTACACTTTCGCGGGAATTTATATTTACCTATGAAGGCGGCTCGCACCCGCTGGTAAATATGGAAATATACAACCCCGTTATTGGACGCAAGTGGTGCGAGAACTTGCTGATAATAGCGGGATTTGTTTTTTACGATGAAGGAATACTTTTATACGATTACTGAAGGGATGATAAACCTGGGACTGCGAGGCACGGAATTAAACCTCTTTGCCATTATCTTCGGATATTCGCAGAAAGGGGACGGCTGCTGCTATGCCACCCGCAGGGAACTCGCCCGGAGGTGCGGTGTTTCCTCCACAAATACCATTGATTCCGCGATGGCTTCCCTCATAAAAAAAGGCCTTGTCCGAAAGTTCACTATCAATAAGGAAGGGCAGGAATTGGTTGCTTATGCCTATACCCCAAAAATTGAGCAGGGTACGCAAAATTTGAGTACCCACACCCCTAAAATTGGGCAGGAGGGGTACGCAAAAATTGGGTATATGAAAAATAAAGAAATGGAAAATAAAGATAATATATTTATTCCCCCTACCCCACAGGAAGTCGCGGCCTACGTCCGCTCCCGTGGATTCGCTGACCCGGAAGGCTTCGCTGATTACTACATCGAAATAAATAACAATCGTAATTGGAGGATGAAGTCCGGGAAGGAGATAACCAACTGGAAAAACAATATAGTTTCCGCATGGGAAAAGAACCACAAGGACCATATCTTCCGAACCCCGCAACCTCAAGCCCAAGCACCAACATTTAACGACTTTGTCAACTCACTACAATAATGAAACGCACTAAAGAACAAATACAGATATTAGACATCCCAATCCCGGACACGACCGAGCAGGAGAGGAAGGTGCTGGCCGATGCCATCGACTTCCCCGAAGTGTTGGGGGATATCGTTCCAGTCGTTCACCGAGACTTCTTCTCCACCCCGGAGCGGGCGGAAATTTGGGATGCCATCGTAACCAGCTACAATACGGGGGGAACGATTGGATATGGCATGGCGATGCAATATCCTTCCATGCTGAACGAGGTTATCCCGTATGCCGGGGCTGGTATGGTTTCCGAGGCTCCGTACAATGCAATTTTACTCCGTGACGCTGCGGCCCGGCGACGTGCTTACTTCGCTTCCGTGGCTTTCCTCCAGGAGGTCATAAACCCGAAATCCGGGGAGCAGGACCTTATCTCCGCTACGGAATCGTTCGCCCGCTCCATCGAAGGGCCTTCCCCACTCCATGGGGAGCGGGTGCTCGCCTCCGTCCTGGCCGAGGTAAAGGAAGACATGGACAAGACCGCGGAGGCGGTGAAGCGAGGCGAAACACTCCGTATTACCACGGGCTTCCGATACATGGATGAAGTCCTAAACGGTGGATATAAGCCCGGCCAGTTGGTTATCATAGCCGCACGCCCTTCCGTGGGAAAGACCGCCCTTATGCTCCAAATGGCGAAGTCCGCCGCCCAGGCCGGGAACCCCGTGCAGGTATTCTCCCTGGAAATGCAGGCCGCGGAACTCGCGGAGAGGATGCTCTACTCCACGGGATTGATTAAGCCCTACGAAGCAAACCACGGCCTTGTGAAAGAAGATACATACAACCAGGCGGAAGCACAACTGAAGGGCCTGCCGTTTTATATCAATGACTTCTCCCGTTCCCTGGATGAGATTGTAACCCGTATGACGCAGGCCGTAAAGAAGGGCCGTTGCAAGATAGCCTTTATCGACTACCTGGGACTAATTTCGGACGCGCTGAACTTTGGGAACGCAAAACTCTACCAGGTGATAGCCCGCGTCACCGGGACACTCAAGGCGGTAGCAAAGCGACTGGAAATCCCAATCGTCCTGCTTTGCCAGTTGAATAGGGATGCCGCCCGCGAAGGCCGTCCCCCGCAGTTATTCGACCTCCGGGATTCCGGCTCTATCGAGCAGGATGCCGATATCGTGCTGATGCTGGAGAGCAAGATGGCGAGCGAGGGGCGGTTGTATGTATGGCTTCGGAAACACCGCGCCGGAAAGAAGGAGTACGGCTTTGTGCTGGCTCCGAACTCCACTTATTCCACCTTCTATGAGCAGGCCCCGGTCCTTCCCCCCGAAGGGACAAAGACTGTCACCCCTCCATCCGTGGAAGATATGCCCGTAGATGATAGCCCCTTTTGATTATGGATATGAACTTCACAAAGGACGACCTCTTTACGATGGCGGTCGCAGTACACACGATTGCAGAGATTTATCGGGCAAAAAAAGTCCCCGCCCCGGTCCAGGAAAAAGTGGACCGCGTGGATGAATTATTGAAACCTTATCGGATTAACCCTTAACCCTTACGATTATGCAGACACTGAAGATTGACAAACGAATCAACGAGGAAGTGGCCGGGCTGCGGAAGCTGGCCGCCTACCTTCCCGCAGGCAAGGCCCGCGCCCTGCTGAACAAATGCGGCAAGATTGAACGCTACGCCGTCAAGGCCCAGGCGATGGTGGACGCACCCACCGGGAGCCTATTCCCCCGACCGGAAGCCCTGCCGAAGTATGAGAGCACCAACGAGGACATCGCCGCCAGGGAAAGCCGAAACAAGGCCATCTTTACCGCCCTCCTGGCTGGCCGCCGTATCTCCCTGGAGAACGCCGCGGAGTTCAAGGTGTCGCAAATGCACACGCAGATAGCAGTCATCCGCCGCAAGATTGAGGCCCAGCGGCTTCCGTACACCCTCTGCGCCCAGGAAAAACGGCCCGACCCGAAACGCCGGGGATTCAACGAGTATTACCTAATCCCGAAAGACGATGAATAGCACACTCCCTTTCCTCGCGGGCATGATAGCCGGAGCCATCGGTGCCTGCATCGTGATTGTGGCCCTTGTATGGATTGCAGTCACACTCGCTGATAAACGCGATAATGAAACTCCCGGAACCGATGAATAGACACGGCTACAACCTTTGCCTTTCCTGCCCGCTATATCGCAACTGGAAATGCACGAAAATGAAAAACGATTATTGTAAAATCACTAAATCAAGAACATAGAATTATGGCAATTTTACACGGAATGCTCAACTTGAGCAAGATTAACAAGAACCAAATCGTCACCAACAAGCACGGTGACAAGTGTATCTGGGTGGACCTGGTGGACATATATAACGCCCCGGACCAGTACGGGAACACCCACTACCTCTCCATGTGGGACCCGGAAGCCCGGCAGAAAATCTACCTGGCGAACCTTAAGCCGAAGGAGTTCGCCGCAAAGCAAGAACCAGCGAGCGAGGAATCCGCCACCGAGAACGACATGCCTTTCTAAAAACCGATGGCAAGGGTATATGATAACCTCCAGCCGGGGGACAGCGTGAAGTGGCGGGGACTAAACCGGGATTTCACGGGAGTTGTGGAAGGGTACCGCGGACCCTTCGCCGTAGTCCGCATTGATGGCTCCGGGAAACAAATCCTCCTGGGTGATAAACAATCAAAAATAATCAAAAACAATCAAAATGATTCAGTTTTTTGAGAAGGATATAACTGATGGTAATGGTTCTCCATTAAAGGTGATTTTTGAATATAATAGCCGATATAATTTATCCAATCCTAAAAAGGCTTTCAATGAGAAAATTATCCCGGAAATGGAAAAAAAGAAGGATTGGTATTTTGGTGAAAAGTTATTGAATTGCCTATATCATATAAACCTGGTTTATAATTTCCAGGAAATATGCTATTTGGCGATTGATGACCCAACTTGTGATTTATATGGTAATAAAAGTTTCCCCGGCTTTATTAATTATCATTTATCCGAATGGGCCGGAAAGCGAATAAACTATTATAAATATCCACCTACCAAACCATTCCGATTTGTATGCCGTGCATATGATAGTGGGCTTTATATCTACTATTTGGAAGCCACGGCAGAAGCGGCCCTTTTAAGGGATTTTAATAAATATCCTCCATTAGAAACTGAACTTGTATTATGGCAGAAATTAAGAAAAACAAAATCGCCCATTAAAGCCACAATTACGGATAAGGTGAAATTTCTTATTGAATATGCCAGGGTGATAAATACGAATACTATAATTAAAATTAATAACTATAATCTTTTACACCTATGAAACCGATGAATGAAAAATCGCTCTTCCATTTTCTCTGCGGAGCGATGGATGCAGTTGCAAATGAAACGATGACCCCGGCTCAGGCCCGTGAAATTTCCGGCCTTGCAAGGGAAGCAGAAAAATTGCTTCGCGGAGAGCGAGAACGCACCCTTTTATTTATGAAGATGGATGAACACGAAAAACAATTTGGAAAACGCCCGGTTTATCGTGAACTGGCGGCACTTGGATTTGATAATACCACGAAAGACTCCCAAACCGGGGTTGCCCGGAATGATAAAGGAGAATATCTATAATCATTAACCAGCAAGGCGGAAAGGACGCCGGACCAGGTGAAAGCCCTGGGAGGTCCTGTGTTTTGAGTATCAACCGGGGAAGGATTGAACCCCGACCCCGGTTCCAACACCAAATCTTTTATTACTATGAGCAACAAACAAATCCAGCGCCCTATCGGCGCGAAACCCTCCCAGGAGGAACTGGAGGCCCAGGCAAAGCGGGCCTTCATGCAGAAGCGTAATTCCCTCGCCGAGGGCATCATCTTCGGAGCCGTGCACAACTACACCGGGCAGAACGACTTCCGCCCCCTGGTGGATGCCGCCCTCGATGCCGCGGACTACTACATGGAGAAGGTCTTCTCCGTCAAGGTAACCACCGAGTAAGGGGATGGCAATATCAATCGGCCTCGACCCCGGAGAACACACGGGTTTTGCAGTTTGGGATGGTGCCTCCAGGGTTTTCCTGGAGGTTGCCACCCTTCCGCTATGGAGGGCGATGGAGGAAGTGCGGAAATGGAACTACACCTGCATCGCGCAGAACATCCCCTTCTATGTGGTCTTCGAGGATGCCCGTCAGCGCAGGTGGTTTCCCCAGGAGCGGAACAATGCCGAGTACCGGGGACGGCTGATGGGAGCCGGAGCCGCCAAGCGCGATGCCCGCATCTGGGAAGAATACCTCACCGACAACGGCATCCCCTTCCAGGCCCGGAAACCCATGCCGGGGCAGACCAAGTGGGATGCCGACTACTTCGCCCGCATAACGGGCTACACCGGGCGCACCTCCGAACACGCGAGGGATGCCGCCCTGCTGGTTTTTCAAAGGAAATAGAAAATGACAACGCGGGAGATTGTGGCCCGGCTGGGACGGGAACGGCGGGTGGAGCAGATAATACTCCGCATCGCGGGGGTGGAACGCCTCACCGCCGACCTGGAAGACCTGGCGCAGATGGTCTATCTCACCCTCCTGGAATACGATGAAGCCAAACTGGTGGACCTATGGGAAAGCGATGCAATAAACTTCCTCATCGTCCGGCTGGTGCTTTTCAACCTCCGCTCCAAGACCTCCCGCTATTACTACATTATCAAAATCTTTTCAGCCCGGACAACCGACCTGGCCCCGGTAGAATACAAGACCGATGAAGGATAACGACCTGGCACGCTCCTACAAATCCATCCGCGAGGATTACCGCTTCGACCCGTCCATCTTCAGCACGGAGCCGGAACGCCTCGCCCGCGTCAAGTGGATAATCGACAACCGCCTCACGGAGGTGGAGCGCATCCTAATCCTCCTTTATGTGGACTGCCAGTCCTACCGGAAGCTGGGGAAGCGGCTGGGCCTCTCGCATCAAACCTGCGCAAAGGAGGTGCGCCGCATCAAAGCAAAGATTTTGGAAGAATACAACCGACTTACCAATGGATAGCATCTACGCCGACCTCGCCCTGTTATGGGCCGTTATCGTGTTCGTGGTAGACCTCTCCGGCTGGACGGACACCCTGCTCCGCCTGGCCTCCCGGTTCACGGCACGGTACGGCCTTCCGCCCGTGCGATCCCTCCGCCCCTTCACCTGCTCGCTATGTATGACCTGGTGGACGGGCATCGCCTTCGCCCTCATCCGGGGGCAGTTCTCCCTTCCCGTCCTGGCCTTCATCGCCGCCCTTTCCTTCCTTTCGATTACACTTCGGGAATTGTTTATATTTATAAGGGAAACCCTCACAACGGGCATCGCAAAATTGAATAAATGGCTGAACGACTGACACCATACCTCCGCCGCCGCGTGCTGGACCTCCCGCTGGTGGATCGCCTGGCCCTCTCCGAGGCTATCCGTGTGTCCCTCCAGGACCCGACCCCGGACCGCTCCCAGCGGCTGGCCTACCTCGCCGACCGCATGGCCGAGGCATCCGGCATCGATGTGCGGACAACGCTGGACCGTACCCAGCGCACCGCCTGGGTGCGAGCCATCTTCTGCTTCGTAGCCCGCCGAGAAGGGTTCCCGCAGATGGAAATCGGAGCCTTCATCCACCGCGACCACTCCAGCGTGTGCAACGCCGAACGCCGGGTGAACGAGGCCTTCGCCCTCCCGTCTGCCTACCGTGCCGAACTCAAACTGTATAACAAATTCGTGGAATCGCTATGACAAAGACTCTCACCCCGGAACAGCTGGAACGGCTCTCCGGCTATGAACGCTACTTCGACCAGGCAACGACCGCCGCGTGGTGCTCCTACCCAGGACAAGCCGCCATCGCCGTGATGCTCGACACCTGGAAGGAACTCACGGGAAGCCCGTACCCGTACAAGGCCGGGTGCCCGAACTGCCTGCTCAACCTGGTGCGCGACCTGGGCCATGTGTATAAGGCCGCCGCAAAGGTATCGCAAACCACCGTAGAACGCGGAACGCCCGCAAAGCCGAGCAAGACTACCACCGCAAAGAAAACCGCCAAAAAAGCAAAGAAATGAGAAAAGAACGCAAAGAGATCGGGCTGGGATTTATTCAGCTGAACGAGGGCCAGCTGCCGTGGATCCCGAAGAACCCGCGCCAATGGACGCAGACCGATGTGGACAAGACCGCAGCCTCCATCAAGGAGGACCCGGACTTCCTGGAGGACCGCCCCCTGCTGGTGGTGGAACTGCCCGGCACCAAAGACTTCGTGGCCTTCGCCGGGAACCTCCGGCACGAAGGCGCCCTGGCCGCCAAACTCAGCAAGGTGCCTTGCGTCCTCTACCACCCGGAAACGGAGGAGGACCGCGCCACCATCAAGCGCCGAGCAATGAAAGATAACGGCTCCTTCGGCTCTTTTGATTGGGATGAGGTCTTTTCCAGCCCGTGGGGGCAGATGGACCTGGAGGCAATGGGTATCGGCAGGCCCTTCCAATCCGGCAGCGATCTCTCTGATATGGGCCTTTCCACCAAAGACAAAGAAGGGAACGAGGAATACAACCAATTCGTTGAGAAGTTCCAACCAAAACTCACCACGGACGATTGCTACACCCCGCCAGCCGTTTTTGATGCCGTCCTGGAATTTGTCGGAACCCTCACAAACATAAACGGCCGGCAGATCGTGCGTCCCTTCTTCCCCGGTGGCGATTATGAGGACTTGACGCAGTACCCCGCCGGCTCCCTGGTGGTGGACAACCCTCCCTTCTCTTTGCTTTCCAAGATTATCCGCTTCTACTGCGGGCACAACATCCCCTTCTTCCTCTTTGCTCCTGCGCTCACCCTATTCACAGCGCAGGACTGCGACCTCACATACATAGTATCCGATTCGTACATTGAATACGAGAACGGCGCAAGAGTACGGACCGGCTTTATTACCAACATCCCGTCCGATACCCGGATATGGTGCTGCCCGGATTTGGCACGCCGTATTGATGAGGCCCAGCCACACGAGGACGGCACCCGGATAGGCTTTGAACTCCCGGAGAATGTCGTGACCGCCGCGATACTGATGAAGATGGTGCGCAGCGATGTGGAACTGAAGATCGGGAAGACATCTTGCGAACCCATAAAAGACTGCGATGCCGCGAAAGCCGCAGGGCGGTCTCTTTACGGGGGGGGGGTACCTACTAAGTGACCGCGCCGCAGCAGACCGCGCCGCAGCAGACCGCGCCGCAGCAGACCGCGCCGCAGCAGACCGCGCCGCAGCACTGAGGATGCTTGCAACGAAAGTGGAACTCTCAGAAAGGGAACTCGCCATCATTGCGAGGCTCAACGAAAGAGAAAAAGGAAACGATTAAAACGACAAAGCAATGAAGATGAACGCCGCAAAGATAGCCGAAGCCGCCGCCTGGGTGGAACGGAACGGGCTGCACCCGCAAGCCTGCGGAGCAACCATCAAGGACTTCTGCGCGGCGATTGGTATAAGTGACGAAACCTTCCGCCGATGGCAGGAAAATGTGGCGTTTGTGGAAGCGCTCAACCGCGCACGCGAAGTATTCCGCGTCACTACCATCAAGGAAGTGGAGAACGCCCTGGTAAAAGCAGCCCGTGGTGTAGAGTTCACAAGGGAGAAGACGGAGGCAAAGGCGGAAAAGGTCGTGGAGTATGATCCAAAGACCGGGAAGAAGGTGCGCGAATATATGGGCGAGGCGAAGGTTGTGAGGGCCACCAGGGAAACGATGTACTACCCGCCGGATGTGAAGGCCGCCATCTTCGTCCTCACCAACCTGGCCTCGGACACCTGGAAGAACAAGCAGGAAACGGAGCACAAGGGACTCCCGGATAATATCGTTGTGGTGCGTTCCGAGGAAGAGGCCCGGAAACTCCGCGAGATTGGCGGGCTGGATATTTAGCGCAGAGGTATGACGGAGTACACCCAGCTATTCTGGAAGATATACGATGCCGCGGCCACCAAGCCGCGCTATATCTCCCTGCCGGGTGGGACCCGCTCCGGGAAAACTTACGCGGTGCTCCAGTTCCTGCACCGCCTTATCCCCGCCGCCGACCAGCACGGCGACATTACAAGCGTGGTGTCCGAAACGCTCCCGCACTTAAAGAGGGGAGCCATCCGCGACTTTGAGCGCATCATCGGCCACCCGCTAAAGAACGACCCGCATTGGAACGCCAGCGAGAATGTGTACACCTACGACAACGGGGCCAAGTTGGAGTTCTTCTCCGTGGATGCTCCCAGCAAGGTGCAAGGCCCGGCCCGCAAGCGGCTATTTGCCAACGAGTGCAACCACATAACCTGGGAAACGATACGCCAACTCCTGGTTCGTACAACCGGTCTGGTTATCTTCGACTACAACCCCGCCGCCACCTTCTGGTGCATTGAGGAAATCGAACCCCGCCCGAATTGCATCACCATCCGCTCCACCTACAAGGATAACACCTTCCTCACGAAGGAGCAGGTGGATGAAATAGAGGCGAACCAGGACGATAAGAACTGGTGGCGGGTGTACGGCCTTGGATTGCTTGGCCAGCTGGCCGGGCAGGTGTACGAGTTTGAGCAGGTAGACGCGCTCCCGGAGGGGGACAATTTGCAAGAGGTGTGGGGGCTGGATTTCGGCTATAAAGACCCCACGGCCATCGTGCAGGTGCGTGCCGATAGGCGCAAGAAGGAGGCGTATATTCGGCAAGTGGCCTACCGCTCCAATATGGATAACAACGATATCGCCGCCGTGCTGGTGGAGAACAAGATGCCCAGGTACGCCACGCTCTGGTGCGATGCCGCCGAGCCAAAGAGCATCGCGGAGGTAAGCACCGCCACCAAGTTGAAGGTTCGGGCCTGCAACAAGGGAGGCGGGGCCGTAGGTGGTAGCCGCCGCCGCTCCCAGATCCTTTGGGTGCAGGGATGGAAATTGTTTGTTACGAAGGACTCCGTTGACCTCATTAAGGCGATGCGTAACTATGTATGGGAGAAGGACGCAGACGGGAACGATACGGAGGTCCCCGTACACAAGTGGAGCCACGGCCCGGACGCGCTGCGATACGCACTCTTTTCGGAGTTCGCCGGGACGGGCGGCTCCTACTCGCTGGGCTTCCAGCAACCAACTATCATCAAACCGCTAACGCATTTATGATTGACAATTACGATGCCCTCCCGCTGGGCACATATATGCGGGTGAACGCCGTCCTTGACGGGGACGGGGACGAGTTGGAGAAGCAGGTGCAAATCCTCGCTATTTTGAGCGATAAGGCCCCGGATGAACTGCTACTCCTTCCGCTGGCCGATTACGCGGATATGGCGAAGCAATCGGCCTTCCTGCGTGTGCCATGCAAGCCAGCAACTATCGGGGAGGATTACCGCTACCAGGACCTGACCCCGGTGCTGGACTTCCGCAAGATAAACACGGCCCAATACATCGATTTCCAAACCTTCGCAAAGGACTTCCCGAAGTCGTTCCCGCAGTTGCTCTCCGTGTTCCTGGTCCCGGCGTGCATGGCATACAATGACGGGTACGACATCGCCGTGGTGCAGGAGCAGGTGAAGGGCATACCCATGCCGGAAGCCCTGGGACTGGCGGCTTTTTTTTTGGAGAGATTGCTACGATTAACAGAGGATTCGCTAACCTCCTGGGGCAGGGAAATGCGGAGGATGAAGGACCCGGAGAAACGGAAGGAGATACGGGAGAGGATAACGAGGATTCAGACGCTTTTGCAATCCGCTGGGGATGGGTTGCCAATGTAGATCGGGCGGCGGAAACGCTCCGCTGCTCCTGGGACGAGGTATGGAAGAAGCCCGCCCTGGAGTTCCTTAACACCCTGGCCTATCGGAAGGACAAGCAGGCATGGGAGAAGGACGCATTTGAACAATGGAAACGAACTCACTGATATATGGCAGACGCACTTTTTGAAACGAGCAACCTGGTCGCTATCCTGGAGGACCTGGCGAAGGACATACGGGAGAACTACAAGGACCACCTGGAACTGCACGACCGCATCGCCAGCGGTGACCTCCTGCGCTCTATCTCCACGGAGATTGAGGTCAAAGGAACGACATATACCGTTTGGCTCAACCTGGCCGATTACTGGAAGTATGTGGAGTATGACACGAAGCCCCACTGGCCGCCGAAGGAAGCCATCGACCGCTGGATATTCATCAAGCCCGTGGTTCCACGCCCGGATAGCCGGGGGCGCATCCCCACCCCGGAGCAGTTATCCTTCCTTATCCGCCGGGGCATCGCCGAGCACGGCACGATCGGGACGCACGACCTCCGGGACACGGAGAACGCCGTCCTGCCGATGTACGAGGACCGCCTGCTGGAAGCCCTGGAACGGGATGCCCTGGAGTATATCGAGAAGGTCCTGGCGTAGCCAGTCAACCCCTATGCTCCCGCCTTTCAATTACGAAGGGCGGGATTTTTATATTTCCAAGAAACGATTGAATATGGCAAGTCCGATTTGGAAAGATTACTATGTGGACCTGGGTGCGCCTGCATCCGCGGGGGCGGGTGTTCCGTTCACCGTCTACTGCGTGCCGAAAAGTGCCACGATATTCTCCGGCAGGGCCTATCCCAAGCCGGGGGAGGCCACCGCCGTGGTGCGTATCAATGACCTTTGCGCCGATTATATCCGTCACTACTTCCTGGAGCAGGAAGACCCCACGATGCCCGCAAAGGCCACCTTCCGGGTGCTGGTAGGCTCCACCGTCAAGGGGGAAGTGGAGTTCTATAACGACTGGTCCTATGACCCGGATTATGAGCCTTCCAGGGACGGGATGAACTTTCCCGTCCTCTCGGTGTTCGCTCCCGGTCAGTATATCCCGCTATCCCTCTATTCGGGTTCTCCCAGCGCGGCCACGGTGTACATGGCTAACGGGCAAATCTTCAACCCCGTCCCCGCAAAGTCCAGGGGAGCGGACTTCAATAACGATTATAACGATGACTTCCTTACCTCGCTCCAGTACTTCGGGGATTCGTACCTGCTTCCGATGGCGGACTTCCCCGGAGCCGTGCGTGTCGTGATGGCGGGGCGCACCTACACGCTCTCCCAGGCGTGTCCCCGGTATGTGCTGTACTATGTGAACGCATACGGGGGATGGGATGCCCTCCCGGTTGAAGGCCACACCATCCGAACGGATACCCTCACCCACCACAACGCGGGGCGCGTCTATGACAACCGCCTTTCCACGGCACGGGGGAAGGTTACCATCGTGAACGAGATTGTCCGGGCCTTCGCCTTCAACACCTGGCCGCTTACCCTCCAGCAGTCGGAGCGGATGCACCACCTGCTGAACTCCCCCTCCGTCTATATGCACGACCTTGAAACGGGCCGTGTGGAACCGCTCACCCTCACGGGAACGAGCAACGAGCGGAAAGACACGCGGGGACGGCTCTACGAATACACCATCGAGGCCGAACTGGCCCAGGACCGGATAAGGAGGTAACACGATGCGCCGCAAGATTGAACTATATATCGGTGACCGCCTGGCCGACCTGGACGACCAGGGGCTGGTCCTCTACAACTACGCCTTCACCGATCTGGAGCAACCCACCGCCATCCGCAACTCCTACTCCAAGCAGGTGACGCTCCCGGCCACCCCGCGGAACCTTGACATCTTCGGCCACCCGGAGCGGGCGGACCGCGTGACGGATGAGGGCTACGAAGGGGGAACGGGCACGACCTTCAACCCAATCCGCCGCACACCCTTCGAGATACGGAACGAGTTGCAGGGTATCGTGGAGAGCGGCTACCTCCGGCTGGATTCCGTGGTGAAGCAGGGCCGCATCGTCACCGCCCTGAAGGTGTCCCTTTTCGGCGGGCTGGGTTCCTACTTCTACGGGCTGGCCTACGATGCAGGCGGCAACAAGCGGAGCCTCGCCGACCTGGACTATCTGGGAACTGGGAACAAGGAGGGAGAACTGGACTTCTCCATCAACGCCAACTCCGTCCTCAATGCCTGGATTCGTATCATAGGGCGCAACCCCTCCGCCACCCCGGAAACCCTTTGGGATGTGCTGAACTTCGCCCCGGCCTACAACGGCATCCCGGACGGGGAGTTTGACGCGGACAAAGCCGTGGTCTCCCCGCAGGCGGTAGGCTTGCAGAACGAAATCCAGCAGGACGATAAGACCTACACCACGCGGGACGGGTACACCCTTTTGAAGCTGGCGAAGAAATACACCGAGTGGGAGGTGAAGGACTTCCGTTCCTACCTCCAGCGGCCAATCCTCTCGATGCACGCCTTCCTCCTGGCCCTTGCCAGGGACGCTTCGGAGAACGGATTCACGCTGGACCTCTCCGCCGTTCCCGCCTCGACCTACGCGGGGATGTGGAAGACGCTCCCGTCCCTGCCTTCCCTCGGCTCCTTCAAGTCCATAGGTACGGGGGACATCACCGTGGCCCGCACAGCCCAGGAGAAGGTGAGCGGGGCAACGATATGCACCTATGTGCCGACCTACGCCACCGAAACCCTCCAAAATGTGACTCTCAATGTGACGGAGCGGCTGGGCTACACGATGCCGAGCGGGACCCCGCAATCGGACCTCCGCCTTTATCAGTTCGATGGCCGGGTGCTATTCCGGCATACCTACTACTACTCCGTTGTTTTCGTTCAGCTGGTAGCCTACAAGGACGGTGCGGTCGTGGGCGGCTCCCCGGTGCGTTGTATCTCCGGGGCGGCCTTCGCCTCTCCGTCCGATGTGGCGGGCTGGTGCGGCTACATGCCCGCATGGAACGGGGGATTTGATGGCGCTATCTCCGTGCAGAAGATGGCCTATACGACTGGCCGCTGGTCGCTGGAAGCCGCCCTCTCCTGCACCGCTCCCGCCCCGGATTATTGGGAACTGCAGACCGCCGCCTATCTCGTTGTGGCGATGGAAGGGGAGAGCGTAATGGCAACCGCTTCCGGCATCCTGCCAGTGGGCTACGATACGGGATATGGCAATTACCGTTCGCTCTCCGTCCTCGCAACGAGCCGGGCGATGCAGGTCACCGTGGACCCGCTCACCAACATCCGCTCCTGGGCCATTATCAAGAAATCCGTCCTGCTCTCAGGGGATAAGTCGCCGCTCGACTACCTGCTGGGCTTCGCCAAGACCTTCGGGCTGGTGTTCACCTACGACAAGGATAGCCGCACCGTGGCCCTCATTCCCCGTGATTCCTTCTTCCAGGACACGGGGGATATTGACCTCTCCGCGAGGGTGGACCGTTCCCAGGACATTACCATCGTCCCTGCGCACCTCTCCGCCAAGTGGTATGAGTTCAAGCCGGAGGTCGCAGAGGGTTCCTTCGCCAAGGAATACAAGTCCATCTACGGCGTGCCCTTCGGATGCCAGCGGGTAGATACTGACTACGACTTTGATGCCGCCGCAGTGGACCTCCTTCCGGGCTATGCCTACCGGGGCGCGGTGTCTTCCCTGGAACGATCGCGGTATTTCTTTACCTTCCTCTACGACCAGGGCGGGGAGAACGAGCGGCCCATGCCTCCCGTCTTCCTGGATGCGGGCCACAAGTACTCGCTTTGGGATGCGAGCGGCGAGGTGCTGGAAACGGACATCGACCCCGCCACCATCCTCTCCAATGTGACGGATACCCCACTCAATCAGTCCTTCCCAGGCTACGATGTGGACGGGTGCGTCAAGTTGCAACTCCATGCGCTGGACGGGAAACCCGTGGACGGGGAGGACATCCTTATCCACATGAACGGCTCCGGGGTGTACCCGTACTTCCGATTGTCGGATGATACCGCGCTCATGCTCGGCATCAACGAGGGGAAGCCGTGCTGGGATATGACACCGGGAACGGCCAACGCGGGCATCCCGATTTTCTCCCGCTATATCCCCAGGGGCAACCAGCCCGGCCTCCGTCCCGGTAACGAGATTGTCCGGGTGCTGGACTTCGGTATGACGCGGGAGATTGATTCCCCTTCCGCCTTCTTCACCGGGCGGGCTTATACCGTCTATGCCACCCGCTGGCAGGCCTTCCTCCGTGACCGCCTCTCCGGGGATGCGAAGGTGATGCGGTGCCGGGTGGACTTCGGTGGATTGCAGGTAGGGCCGAACCTTCTGCGGCGTTTCTACTGGTACGATGGGGCGGTATGGGTGCTGAACAAGATAACGAACTACTCCCTTACGACCTGGGACCCGGCAGAGTGCGAGTTCATCCAGGTACTGGACAAAAGCAGATATACCAACGGACAAAGTTAGTGCGATATGGCAAAGGAAAAGATCATCGAGATTAAGACCGGGCCTGCGATAAAGAATATCCAGGACCTCAAGAACAATATATCCGAATACAAGAAGGAACTGGCCGGGCTGGAGATTGGGACAAATGAGTATCAAAATACCCTCAAGGCCCTGCAAACCAACCAGGCCGCCCTCCGCAACGCGATGCACGGGACCACCGCTTCCATGTCGGAGGTGATGAACGCCGCCACCGCCGCGAATGTGGCCTTTGACAACCAGAATAACCTTGTCAAGGCGGAGACGCTTTCCTATAACGAATTGGTCCGGGAGCTGGATATACTCAAGCAGCAGTGGCGGGCCACCACCAACGCCGCGGAACGGCTGGACCTGGGACGGCGGATTGACAATGTGAACAACCGCCTCAAGCAGCTGGATTCCACCGTTGGCGTGTACGGGCGGAATGTGGGTAACTATGTGGGTGCCCTCCAGCAGTTCTCCGCCGGGTTCGCCAGCATGGGCAAGGGGGCCGCCGCCGCCGTCAATCCCATCCGCAACACAACGATGGCCCTTAAGACGATGAGCGCGACCCCCGCCGTGGCCGTGCTGGGATTGATTGCAAACCTCCTTTCCTCCGTTATCTCCAACCTCAAGACGAGCGAGGAAAACACCAACGCCCTCTCCAAGGCGATGAGCATCTTTGCCGGGGCTGGGGACTTTGTTACGAATGTGATGCAGTCGCTGGGGAAGGCCCTCGCCTCCGTTGTGGGTTCATTCACGAACCTGCTGGGCAACATCTTCCCGCAGTTGCAACGGTATGCCGAGGGGCGTGCCCTTATCACTGAGCACGAAATCGACCTTGTGAACAAGCGGCGACTCTATGTGATGAAGGATGCCGAGGATGAACGGCGCATCGCCAAGGCCCGCCAGGAGGCCGCGGATAAATACACCTACTCCGCCGCCGAGCGTATCGAAAAACTTGAGTATGCGAATTACCTGGAGAAGCAGATAGCGGAGCGGGCAAAGGAGATTGCAACGGCGGAGTATGAGATACAGAAGGAGCGTGCCGCCCGTGCTGGGAATAGTGCCGAGGAAAACAACAAGCTGGCCGAGGCTTACGCCAAGATGATTCAGGCCGACACGAACTATTACCAAACGACAATCCGGCTCCAAAGCCAGCTATCCTCCGCCAGGAAGGAAATGGCCGCAGATGCCGATGAAGCCCGGAAGAAGGTCGAGGCCGCTATCACCGCCGAACTCCAGGCCCTGGAGGCTATCGGCAAGGAGATAGACGCGACCATCGAGGCGGACGGGGAGGCCCTTGTGGAAGCGATGGATCGGCAGAACGAGCGGGAACGGGATGCGCTGGAACGCCGCCTGGAGGTGATTCAAAAGGGTGTGCAGACCCGGCTCACATGGAACGAGATACTGACCGAGGACGAGCAGGAGCAGGCAAAGAAGCGGTACGACATCACCCTGGCCGGGAACGAGATGATTGTGAAGGCCCTGCAAGAAGCCTACACGACCGCGATGCAGAACGGGGACCTGGAAGCCGCCCTGGACTATGAGCAGCAAATCGCCGACAAGCGGGTGGAGATTGAGCAGGAAGCCGCCCGCCGCATCCGTGAGGAAGAAAAGGCCACCGCCGAGGCCACGAAGGAAACGATGGCCCAGCGGATGCAATCCCTCCAGGATGCCATGAACGCCACCGCCAGCATTTTCGATTCCCTGGCCGACATCTACGAAGGGAACACCAAGCAGACCAAGCAGGAGGCCGAGCGGGTGAAGAACCTCCGCATCGCGGGGGCCACGATTGATATGCTTAACGGTGTTGTTTCTGCTATCTCCACCGCCCAGAAACTCGGCCCTCCCCAGGGCCCCATCATGGCCGCAATCAATTCCGCCGCCGTGATAACCGCCGGAGTTGCCAATATCGCCAAGATACGGAACACGAAGGTAAGCACTTCCTCCGCCAGCACGACCGTCCCAGCCGTGGCCCAGGCTCCCGCCATCGAGCCGCAGCTGACCCAGGTCCGCACCCTCACGGGAGCCACCGAGGAAGACCGCCTCAATCGCATGGCGGACCGCCAGCGGGTCTATATCCTCGACAGCGACATCGAGGCCAAGCGGGATGAACGCCGGGTCCAGGTAGAGGAAACGACCTTCTAACGGTTTACACTTTCCGGGCGATTTATATTTATAGGTGGTTAGTTGTTATAATGAAATACTTGTTAGTTTTTCCACCCTGGCCGTGACGGTCCGGGTGGTTTTTCTTATATGCCCATAAAGGCCGTTTATTTACAATTTCCGGGGCTTTTATATTTCCGAGTATAGAAACCTTTGGAAATGGCTACAATCGTTACAATAGACGGAATTCCCGTGTACCAGGCCCTTGTGGAAAGCGAGGGTGATACGGGGATGCTCCGTATCTCCCTGGTGGACGACCCTGCCGTGCAGAGCGACTTCCTGGCCTTCAAGAACGGGGCGGGAAGGAAGGTGCTTTCGTATGCCGTGCAGGATGAGGAAAAGCGGCTGGTCCTGGGCGTTGTGATGCGGGCGGACTTCCCCATCTACCGCCGGGATGAAGACGGCTTCGAGTACTATATCATTTACAAGGCCGACACCATCCGCACGATGGCGGAGAAGTACCTGGCCGAGAATCGGCAGAACCTGGTGAACCTTATGCACGAAGACGGCTCCGATGTGGACGGGGTGCAGATGGTCCAATACTTCATCAAGGACACGGACAAGGGCATAGCCCCTGCCGGGTTCGAGGTGGCGGACGGGTCCCTGCTGGCGGAGTTTCATGTCACCAATGACGAGGTGTGGGATGCCATCAAGGCGGGGACCTACAAGGGCTTCTCCCTGGAGGGCATCTTCGACCTTCGCCCGGAGACGGATGCCGAGGCAGTCCAGTCTATCGTGGACACCCTGGAGGGCAAGTTTAGAACAATCTTAAAACATAACAAAATGGCAAAACTGAAAGGACTACTGGCCCGGCTTGCGAAGGCTATCGTCAACCTGGGCAACATCACAACTGACAAGGGCGTGCTTTCCTGGGACGGGGATGAAGACCTCAAGGCCGGGGATGCCGTCTATATCGAGGACCAGGACGGGAACCGCACCCCCGCCGCCGATGGTGACTACAAGACCGAGGACGGGAAGACCATCGTAGTGGAGAACGGCACCGTTTCCGAAATCCGCGATCCGGAGGCCGAAGTGGCACCCGCGGAGAACGCCACCGCCCCGGAGGACAACGCCAAGATGGTGCAGACAGATAAGGGCGTGCTCTCCTGGGATAACGAGGACGAGGACCTCGAGGAAGGTGACGCGGTCTATGTGACCGATGAGGAAGGCAACCGCCAGCCCGCTCCCGATGGCGATTATACCACCGAGGACGGCAAGGTTATCACCGTGGTGGATGGCAAGGTCGCAAGCATCACCGACCCCGCCGCTGAGGTGAGCGAGGAAGGGAAGGAGCAGAAGCCCGCGGCACTGAAGCGCATCGCCCAGGCCTTCTCCGAATCCTATGACGAGAAGCGCAAGAAAATCTACGAAGCCATCCACAACCTGGGTTATGACCCCTACGGCTGGCTGGCCGACTGCGGCGATGACTTCGCCGTGTACGAAACATATGACGAGAACTACGACAGCCACTACACCCGCTTCGCTATCTCCTGGGATGCAGACGGGAACGCCATCGCCAGCAACCCCGTGGAAGTTATTCCGGCCTTTGTCACGAAGGAGGAAAGGGATGCCGCCGATGCCGCGTTTACCCAGATGAAAAGCGACCTCGCCAGCGCACGGGAGGAACTTGCCGCACTGAAGGGCAAGCCTGCCGCGAAGCCCGCTCACGAGGACTTCAACGAGCAGAACCCCGGCACCAAGACGGGCGTGAAGGGGCTGGATAACCTCTCCCGTATCATGGGCGCGAAGTAAAAAAGTTACACTTCCACCCGGACTTATATTTCCAAGAAACGAAATCAATTTCTAAAACCTTACGAATATGGCAGTAACAAATTTCCTTGTCAATTCCCTGCCCGCCTATGTGCAGGAGAATCGTGACCTGCTCATCAAGAACTTCGCGCTGGTAGGCACCAACACCCGCCGCCGCATTGGTCTGCAGACGGGCATCAAGAAATCCGCCTATCTCAACTACCTGGAACTGAACGGCGTTCTCCAGGACGGTAACGGATGCGGACACAACCCCCTGGATGAACTCACCCTCTCCCAGCGGACCATCAATGTGGCCCTCATCAAGGATGACGGTCAGATTTGTCCCGAAACCCTCATCGGCAAGTACGCCGAGTACCTGGTGCGCGTTTCCGCCACCGAGAACGACCTGCCCTTCGAGCAGTATATCATGGACACCCTCATCGGCTCCATCAACAAGAAAATCGAGAAGCTGATTTGGCAGGGTGACACCACCCTCACCACCGACCCCGACCTCAAGTGGATTGACGGCTTCCTGGCACAGTTCACCGCAGACACCTCGGTCGTGACCGCCACCATGACGGGTATCACCACCGCCTACGATGGCATCATGGCCGTGTATATGGCCCTGCCGGAGGAAGTGCTGGACCGTGGCGGCGAAATCTATGTCAGCCCCGCTATTTACCGCGCCTTCCTCATGGGCATGGTGAACAAGAATTTCTACCACTATTCCGGTCCGCAGGATGCCGCCCCCGAAGAGATTATCTTCCCCGGCACCGATGTCCGCGTAGTGAAGACCCCCGGCCTGGCTGGTTCCCTCACCATCGTTGGCACCTTTGCCGACAACCTGGTGTATGGTACCGATGGCGAGAACGACAACGAGGCCGTGGATGTGTGGTGGAGCCAGGACGACCGCGTATTCAAGTATCAGGTCAAGTGGGCCTCCGGCGTGGCCTACAAGTTCCCTCCGTTCATCGTAAAGGGCACCTTCGCCGCCGCTCCGACCGCCTAAAACGGGCGCAGGCGTGACTTTTCCCGCCGGGTGGGGAATTACACCCGCCCGGCTTTTTCTTTCGTTAAACGCAAAAATAGATACCTTTATGCCTTGTTCTCAAACTCTCTCCGGCATCGCTAACGACTGCCTCTCCAACATGGGCGGCATCGTGAAGGTTTATCTTGCCAACCGGGAAGATGTGTCCGCCGTGACCATCACCCAGGGCAAGGTGACCGCAATCACGATGGCAAACTCCGCCAAGTTCAAGGGCTACGCCCTCAAGCGCAACACCGGGTCTATGTCCAGCAATTACCAGGTCAACCAGGAGAATGGGAGCACCTATGTGCAGACCGACCTTCTCATGGTGTTCAATCGCATGGACACCGCCAAGCGTATCGAGGTCGTGGCTATGGCCCAGGGCGAACTGGTTGCCATGGTGGAAGACGCGAACGGTGCTCTGTGGTATCTCGGCAAGGATGCCCCGCTGACCCTCTCCGCGGGCGATGGCCTCACCGGGACTGCCAGGGCTGACCGCAACGGCTACTCCGTCACCCTCCAGGACGATTCCCTGGAACTGCCCCACGAAATCCTCACGGGCCAGGGCGGCGTGGACCTCTCCGCTATCGTGGACGAATAGCGCGACACTCTCTGTTAACATATCCTCCTTTTGGCAAGGGCTTCCCACTTCGGGAGGCCCTTGTTGTATTTACGATTTGCGGCTGATTTATATTTCCAAGAAAGCAGAAGACGATGGTCTATATCAATATCAAAGACACGGCCCCGGCGGTATGGCTCCCGGCCAACGGATGGGAGGGGGAGGCGGAGAGCCTGGCCCTTTCCGTTCGCAACACCGTGGACCAGCAGACTGTGGACCTCCCGTGGGTGGAAGTCACCCCGGCGGGCTTCCTCCTGCGGCTGGACCTCTCCGGCATCCCGGAAGGGTTGCACCCCGGAGAATGGCAGTACACCCTCACCAGCGGCGGGGAAATCATCGCCACGGGCATCCTGGTTGCCTATGACGGGGAACGCCCGGAAGCCGTGCAGTATTCATCCGATAACAAAGTGATTCAATATGGAGAATAAGAAAGTACAAATATCGTTCCTGGCCCTGGACCCCTACAAGGAGATAGCCATCCCGTCCCCGAAGGAAGTGGAGTTGAAGGGGAAGGACATGGTGCAGTGGGGAACCGGGAACAAGTACCCGGAGTTCCTTTGGGAGTTATACAATACCGTCCCGTCCCTGCGCTCCATCGTGAGCGGGACGGTGGACTTCATCGTGGGCGATTCGCAGACCATCCAGGTGGGCGGCTTCGCTCCCGGCGTGGTGAACACCAAAGGACAGACCGCCCGTTCCCTCATCGAGGTCGCAGCCGTGGATAATATGGTCTTCGGCGGGTTCGCCCTGCAGGTTATCCGCAACGCTGTCGGGGAGCCGCTGGAGGTGTACCCGTGCCCGCTCCGCTACCTGCGGGCTAACAAGGAGTGTACGGTGTTCTACTACTCCGAGAAATGGGCGAAGCCGGGGACCCACAAAAGCATCGTGTACCCGGCCTATATGCCAATCTCCGCGGAACGCTGGGCGCAGCTGACCCCGGAGGAAAGGAACCGCCACGCAACGAGCATCCTCCTTGTGAAGAACACCTACACGCAGACCTACCCCGGCCCCGTGTACCAGGCAGCGGTGAACGACTGCGAGGTTGAGCGGCAAATCTCCGTCTTCCACCTGACCTCCATCCAAAACGGGTTTGTGTCTTCACTCATCGTGAATTTTAACTCAGGCATTCCTGATGACACTACTAAAGCCGAAATTGAAAAAGAATTTTCCGAAAAATTCTGCGGAAGCCCCAACGGGGGCCGTGTAATGTTCTCATTTAACTCGGACCGCACCAACGCGGTAACGATTACCGAGCCGAAGGTGGACAATTTCGGAGAGCGATACACGAGCCTTTCCAAGCACACCCGCCAGCAGATTTTCACTGCCTTCCGGGCGAACCCGAACCTTTTCGGCATCCCTACGGAAAACCTGGGTTTTTCCCAGGAAGAATACGAAAGCGCATTCCGGCTCTATAACCGTACCGTTGTCCGGCCCATCCAGCAGAAAATCTGTGACGCGATGGATTATATCTTCGGGAAACCCGGAACGCTCACCATCGCCCCGTTCTCCCTGGCGGAAACGAGCGGCGAACAAAATGTGAACTAATATGGCAGAAGTATTACTCATATCCGAAACCGTCGTCCGTAAGGTGCTCGGCATTTCCGAGAATGTGGCCGGGCAGTATATCCGCCCTTCCATCCGCGAGGCCCAGGACATCGCCCTGCGGAATATCCTGGGGGATGCCCTTCTCTCCAAGTTGAAGGCCATTGTGGAAGCCGGGGAGATGGATAACCCGGAGAACGTCGCTTACAAGGCCCTGGCTGACAAGGAGCGTTATTTCCTCGCCTACTCCGCCGGGGTGGGTATCGCCCAGCGCGTGACCTACAAAGTGGCGAACGCTGGCGTTGTGAAAACCCCGGACGAGCGGGTTACCGTAGTGGACCAGCCCGATATGGCAAAGGACCAATTTTTCTTCCAGAGCAAGGCCGATTCCCTGGCCTTCGACCTGGAACGCTGGCTGCTGGCCCGCAAGGGTTCCTTCCCCGAACTGCGGGAGAACGACTGCACCAAGATGCGCTCCCACCTCTACACCGCCGCCTCCTGCGGGATATGGCTCGGCGGATCACGCGGACGGAAACTGCCGGGAACACCAGTAAAAGACTGACGCACTATGAACCTACTGCAAGTAATACGGGCAATCGAGGCCACGGCGGCAGGCCAGCCTCCCGTGGCCTCCATCGTGCGGAACGATGTCTTCCGGCTCAACTCCCTGCCGGATGCCCGGTACGCCGTCTTTGCCTGGCTCCAGGGGGAGCACCGTGTTGAAACCGACGCCGACCTTATCCATTACCAGTTCACCTTTTTCTATGTGGACCGCCTCACCTTTGACAAGGGGAATGAAATCCAAATCCAGTCGGTAGGGATGGAAACCCTTGAGAATATTCTGCTGGGCCTGGAGCGGTACGGCATCTACGCGGATGAGCACACCTTCCGAACCTTCAACCAGCGTTTCTCCGATGAGTGCGCCGGGGTCTATTGTAACGTATCGCTCGAAGTGGCGAAGGACGCTATCTGCGAGGATATTTTCAATTATGAACAAACGATAAAAGTATATTGATATGGCAAATTATAACAACCTTCTTTCCACGATTAACGGGGCAATCAAGACCAACGGCGAAGGTTTCATCACGGGACAGCGGCTGCAGACCATCCTGGACGGGATGGTCGCCTCGTTAGGAGCGAAGTACCAGTACGCGGGCGTTGCGGCCCCCTCGACCAATCCGGGAACCCCGGACGAGAATGTTTTCTATCTTGCATCGCAGGCCGGGACTTATACCAATTTCGGCGGGCTGGTGGTTAACGATGGCGAGGTCTGCGCCCTCAAATGGGACGGGACCTGGACAAAGGATATCACTGGCGCGGCCACGGCTGAACAAGTTAGTCAGTTAGGCCAAAAAGTGAGTATGTTTGTTCCGAATCCGAATGTCGATTTCACGGACGATGTGCTTGAATTGTGGCTTGTGAAAACACCTGGGGAGGAAGTAAAGTTGCAGTCATGGGATAGTCGAGCATATATCGTTTGCACGGGTTCCACCACTTATGCTGCTGGTGATGTTGCACTTACTGAAAATAATGTCCCCTATCCTATAAAAGTCTATTATGGAGCAACTGATGAATTTCCTATCGGGACACTCGTTGGGTATATTATGTTTCGTGATGTTGACTCTTTCAAAAGTAAAGCATCGCAAAACCTACAGATTGTTAATGCAGAAAGATGTTTTAACCTTGCTAACGCTCCTCTGATTGCATCATCGCTTGGAGAGATAAAAGCGAAGAACGCCACCAACGCCACCAACGCCACCAACGCCACCAACGCCACCAACGCCAACGCTGCGTTTGTACAAGAGTTATATCTTTTTGGGAGTGGTGTTGATACTACAAAAGAATATCGCATTGCCGCGGTTTCTCGGAATCATTCTACTTACAAATATTCTATTATTATAATGCAGGGGAGTACGATTGTCAGTTATTTACAATCTGTAACTCCGCGGCCGAATAACCCCGTGCTAATCCCTCCTTATAATAATAGCGGGGTATCAGCTTATGCGATTGTTAGGTGGGACGAGTTTGAAGATAATACAAATAATAATGTGAATATCGTTCTTCTTCCTCGTGTTTTTGATTTAAATTATTCGCCTACAATTAAGGCATTATTAGACATAATAGACATTGAAAATATAATCTTTGAGGAAATTACTTATGGTAGAGGTGATTTTAAAGATACTTATTTATTCACGGCGGAGGACGCTATTGGAGCGACTGTAAGTCTTCCGGTGGATACCTCCCCAGTAAGTTCAAGTTCGACCGCCGGGCATTTAACTATCCCCGTCAAAAAGGGTGAAAGGCTTAATGTTCGTTTTAAATCAGTTTCGAATAAGTATTGCCGTGCATTTGTCCTTTTGGATTCTGCTAAAAAGATTCTTGCGTGGGCTAATCCTCAAACAAATGATGGTAACCCCAATATCGTATATAATACGTTTGATGATGCTTTGACCATTAAAATAGAGGAAGATGGCTATTGTATTTTGCAGTTTACGCAAGCGGATTACAACGATAACGAACAAATGTCTGTTGTGTATTACAAGCAAAAAAGTGAGCCGCAAACCGATATAGTCGAAGTATGTGTTCCTGACACCATTTTTGCGGTTGTTGGCGATACCTTGCAACTCTACTATCGTTCAATCTTCCGTTGCGTTGATTTTTCAAAGTATGCCGTCAAGGTGGTGTGCAATATTGGTTCACAATATCCCCGCTATTATGAGGTGACACCTCTTGCCGGAAATATTGGAACACATACATTATCTTTCACTATCAAGGATAACAATAATAATACACTTGGCACAAAAACCGTCAATCTTGTGGTTGTCCCTGCCGGAACAAATCCAGCAAGCGAACTGAATGTCCTTTGTCTTGGAGCATCTGCTACACAAGACGGGCAATGGGCATCGGAGTTCAAACGGAGACTTGTTGGAACGGGTGGAACTCCTGCCGGTAGTGGAAAAACCAACATTCAATTCGTTGGTCGAAAAAATGTCACCTTTGACGGAAAGCAGGTAAAACTTGAAGCCACGGGTGGGTATGCCTTTGGTTCATATACGAACACAACCACGGCAAGATACCGTTTCGATGTCACCACAGAGAACGAACCGACTATCAATGTTGATGATGTCTATTTCAACAACGGGAACAACTACACAGTCAAGGAAATAAATATCACTCCGGGTGAGGGTGGATATTTCTCTTGCGAAGGGACTGGCGTTCCACAATCTTCTGGAATACTTACGAAAGTGAGTGGTACGGGTAGCGAAACGATTACCTATTCTTCAACGAGGTTTAGCGGAAATCCTTTCGTGTACAATGGTGTTATAAATATGCAACAATACGCCGATGACTATTGCAATCCTCAGGGCGCAACACACGGGCGTATTGATGTGGTTTATACCGAACTTTTCGGGAATGGGACATCGGTCTATATGGACGATTTCACGGCAAGAATGGCGCAGATGCAGACCTTTATCAATCAAGTCCGTGCCGTTTTCCCTAACTGCAAGTTCTGCATCGGTTTGTTTTGGAATCCCGATATTCGTGGCGGTATGGGAGTGAATTATGGTGCATCCGGTGATTGGAGTGACCCGTATGGCATTAAGTATTCTAATATGAACCTCTGCAACGCATTGCAGAAGTACATTACAGATAACAACTTTTCCGACTATGTGTTTATCCTTAATTGGTTGAACGAGTTTGACGAGGAGAACGATATGCAGCAAACTACAAAACCTGTGAATGTGCGTTCTTCCGTAATGGAAATCTTTGGTGTAAATGGAGTCCACCCCGCAACGGTGGGATATTACCAAATGGCTGATACGGCTTGGAGATTGTTTGTGGCGAAGTTCTGCCAATCAAATTAAATTAACCCCTAACTGACTAAATTTTAGAATAATAGAATATGAAATTCAGCGAAGTATTAGAGGCCCTACGTAATGGAGAGCGCCTGACCAATGCAAGCCTATCCAGCACCAATGGCTTTATTGTAAGACAGGTTCCGCAGGCTGTAGATAAGGCCGTAATCCCCAAAATGACCAGTATTCCGGAAGGCGCAAAGGAATTCTTGAAGGAACGCGGTGATATCCGATTCCACGACCAGGTACTACTTATGGAATGGTGCCCTATGCAAGAGGCGTATGTAGCAACCAGCTACATCCCCACATGGTATGACATCTTCCGCAAGGACTGGACCATTTGCTGAACCCCTAATTGACTGACTTATGAAAAGCGGAATTAAAGACAGCGTAATCGTAGCAGTGTCGGTCGCATCGTTCATTGTAGGTGTGGCCCTCACCTTCCTGGGATTATTCCTACCCCCCACCGGGGTGATTGATAACTCCGTGCTGGTGGCGGTGGGCCAGTTCCTCACCCTGGCGGCTGGTGGCCTGGGCGTGAAGGAGTATGTGGACGGCAGCATCACCAGGGCGCGGATGAAGGAGGGCCGGGGCGATGAGTAAGTATTTTTCCCCGGCGGAGTTCCTCCGTTGTTCTCCGCCCTGCTCCATCAAGCAGATGGATGCGGGCTTCCTCAATATCCTGGACGAGGTACGGGAGGCAGCTGGCATCCCGCTGGTGCTGGCCTCCGCCTATCGTTCCAAGGAGTGGGACGAGAGCAAGGGCCGGAGCGGAAACGGGGCACACACGAAAGGGCTGGCCGTGGATATACGGTGCTACTCCAGCGCGACCCGCTACAAAATTGTTGCCGCCGCCCTGGGTTGCGGTATCCGCCGCATCGGCATCGGCAAGACCTTCGTTCACCTGGACGATGACCCGACCCTTCCGCAGGGCGTAATCTGGGACTACTATGAATAGAACCATTCCCGTCCTCCTGCTGGCCCTGCTCCTGGCTTCCTGCTCGCCCCGTATCGTTGAGCGGGTAATCACCCAGCGCGACACGACCTATATCGTGAAGCGGGATTCCGTCACCTTCTACGACCGGGATTCCATCTTCATCCGGGAGAAGGGGGACACGGTCTACCAGTATGTGGAGCGGTGGCGGTGGCGTGACCGGGTGCGGGTGGACACTATCACCCGTGTAAAGGTCGATTCCTTGACCGTAGAACGCATCAAGGAAGTCCAGGTACAAATCCCTTTATCCGGCTGGGAGCGGCTCAAAATAGGGGCTTTTTGGTGGCTCCTGGGATTAGTCGTGGCCCTGCTACTTTGGACCTTCCGCAAGTTCATCTTCAAAATATAATACTATGGGTAAAAAGATTCTTCCCTTCTTTGGCCTTTGTGCCTATGCCGTGGGCGTTATCGGCGGGCTTGGTTT